ATCTGTCTCGTCTCTTGATGGCGTATAATTCAAGATGATCTCTACATCATCAGGACTAACGTCCGCACTTCTTATTGTTCCGTAATTACCTGTAGCCACAAGAATTTAATTTATATTTAGTTTATTTTTCCTTACTTAATAAATACTTAACTAAGGTCTTTTTTGACATTAAAAAAACCATATCCATATTTTTCTAAGTCCCCAACATTATCAACTTCACCAATCCTTTCAATGAATTCTAATGCAGAGTTTTTACCTCTCTCAATAAAAACATTGGTTTGGACCTCAGGTTGATCAATAACATTTATTAACGCTTCGTTTTTAGTTAAACCTGACATTATTATATTATCTTGAGTAAATCCTGACGAATAAACCATAAAAACGGTAAACTCCTCGTAATCAAAATAATCAATTTGATTTATAGTATATGCGGTATATAACCCATTTGGGTCAGGTCCCCATACTGTACCAACACTACCTGTGGTCCCTGTAACCTGTACTCCAATTTTAAATTTACCACCATAAAGATTACTTTTAGGTCCGTATTGTGATAAATCATTTATTGTTGATTCAGTATAACCTGAAACTAAAAATGGTATAGTTGTATAATTGTAACTGAAGAAATCATTAATGTCCGTATTTGAATCTCCACTAAAGATATAGTCGTAATTAAATGATGTTCCCGTCCAATTACCTCCAGCCGGTGTAAATGTTGCATCACCATTAGGGTTTGTAATTACCACATCATTAAATGGCGTTGTTATAGTTTTTGTTATCTTTGAAATACCCCATGGTGATGTCGCAGTCATGGTGATTTGATACTCACTATTTGATGTTGGGTAATTGTGTGATATTGGCGAAGTACTTGTAATTGTTACGTTTGGCGACCCATCACCCCAATCAACAACATAAGTCACCAACGATAAAAATTTAATGAACTCAGTATCTGATGTATTATAAAAATAATACGTGTAAGGACTACCCGTTGTTGCAGAAAATAAGAAATTATTAATTACATCTTTTTGTAATACCGCACCATCAAAAACAGAATAATACCCCATATCAACTGCGGTTTGAGTGATCATTATTGGTATCGTTAGTCCAGTTAAAAGTGAATCACCATTTGTTCCTCCTGACAACACATAAGACATACCCGTATAAACACCAATAAAGTCAACTCCCGTTACTGATGTCTCACCCGTTAATATTGGACAACAGGGGTCAGTCATATCATACATATCGGTATCACCGGTGTACTGAACCAATCTAAGATCTCCAAAAATATTTTCTGGAGATATTTTAAAGTAATATTTTTGTTCTTCCATTATGGGTTTACGTATTCATACCATTTTATTGGTGTCACATCACTCCCAACCCTTAATGTTGTAGAAGTTGATGATGACTCATATGTCTTATTATTATAATCTAAGTTTACTTTATAATAAAAATAGTCTTCAGGTAAAAAATTAAATTTATTTGGTGTTATCAATGGTTGTGGAGTGTTGGTCATTACAACATAAACACCTAATTTTGCATCAAAGAATTTACCTGACACATAGAATTCACTTATATCATAAAAACTTTTTTCTCTTAACCAATAAATAAAGAAACCTTCTTTATCTCCAATATAATCTAATTTGAATTTAGGTTTTCTAATGTCAACATTTGGTAATAACGCATTTAAACTTACACTCATAAAATCCCCCTGTTGTACAGGTAAAATTATTGTAAAATAAATCTTTTGTGTTTTTTCATCAGTCGTATCATAAAAATCTAATTTAAAGAATGACTTGGTAAAAGGTTTTGTATAATAATAAACTTCCTCATTAGTGAACCCCTCATTTAAATATGATATTCCCCAATTTGACTGAGTAACCGTATTTGCGGTAATTGGTAAAGTATTATCATAAAAATAAAATTCATAATTGATATCGGTGGTTTCATCACTGAATGAATTGTGAGCAAATTGGCTAACTTCAAAGTCATTTGGTGTTCCAACAACTTCCTTAACCATTTCTTTTTGGTAATCTAAAATACTATCTTCCTGACCACTAAAATCCCATTTCATTTCAATAGGAATATTCACATATTGATCAGTAGTTGGTCTTATTATTTTAATTTTATTCACACTCATCTATTATTGGTTCCGCAATATCGTTTATGTTTTGTACACCTATACCTTCAGGTGTTAACCTAAAAATAGTATTTACATATGGATAGTGTTTATTATTCATAAATGGGTAATTTACCCCAATACCACCACTATCTATATATCCATAAGTATATAGGTCTCTCCATCTGAAACCATTAGATAGGTTAGAATAGAACGCATAATCAGGAATATCTAATATTAAATTAGTGTCAGCTTCTTCAATGTAATCAGAATATTGTCTAATTACGATTGGGCTATGTGGGTTATAATAATACCCAAACTCATTTGCAGGATCCGCATCTGTTACAATATTAAATTTAAGATCATTATATATTATTTTATGAACGTACTTAGATATTACTCTTTCTTTTTGTTCATAGTCATTCCATTCACAATAATCACCATCAATAGTATTACCTGAAACCAAATCATTATTAAAATAAAATGGTCCAACTGGCGGAAGAGTATTTGAATTGTATTGACCTTGTGTTATGTTCGTATTTGACAAGAAATTACCTTGGTCCCACCAAGAATTTGGTAACCCACCATCTAATGGTTGATTAAAACCCCAACCTTGTTTCATACCTTTTGTCCATCCAAAATAACCTTTCCATATCGTAGTAAAATATAGTTCAGAAATTGGTCTATTTTGATTATCACGTAATGGTTTGATATCTATATCAGTATTAAAGGATAAAGTATACGATTGATTCCCTTCTCTAACTGAAGTTCTATTAATGTTATTTGGACTTAACACATCTTTCTCAAATTTTGATTTTGACTCAAAAATGTTTTGTTCAAATCCAGCCTTTATTAATAATGCAGAGTCAGAATTAGTTAATATTTTATGTACCCTAACATAATATTCAGATCTTGTTTCACCTGTATTACTTTTATTTATTATTCTTCTGAATGTACTTGAGGTTCCACTTTGGAATGTAGTTCCGGTAAACCCAACGTTATAAATGTTAAAGATGTACTCCTCACTTCCAAACCCTACATCCCCAAGACTATTAACTTGGAAAATAGTTTCCCCATTATAATTAAATGGGAATTCTACGTATTCACCCGTTAATATTCCGTGTTTCATTGGGCATTTAAATGTAATGAAGTTACCATTATTATCACTACCCGATGTTATTGTAAATGGTATTCCATCCGATGCCATCCAAAACCAAGATGCTGAGGTATCACTATCAATTGCGAATAAAGGTTTAGTATAATCATTACGATAAGCGTAACTCATATAATGCGTCCAATTATATGTCGAAGCACTTTTATTTATGAATGTAACATGATTATTTGGGGGTTGAGTATAACCTGAAATATTGTTATCAAGTCTAATGAAATCAAATTCACTATACTGAGGATAACCTTCCCAAGGTGTATTAGGATTTGTTGCGTAAGATATTGCGTTATTAATCGCATTCGTATAATACAAATTATTTCTATATGGAACATAAGTTGTTGACCCTGTATATTCGTTTTTAAATATAAAGGTGTATTTAGTTACAGGTCTAAAAATTGATGATGATTGTCTTTCATCATCAAAAACCTGTTGTAAACTTAAATCAACATTTCTATCAAATTCAATTATCTCTTTTTCTGTTTGTTCCAATGGAACATTAATAAAGAGATTGGTATCACTTGATCCTTTATATCTTAAACTTCCTAATACAATATTTGTTGAGTTATCTATCATTTTATCCTTCGGTATTTACATATAATTTAACAAACTTATCAATTGCAGTTTTACCATTATTCAACCCAAAGTAAAAATGGAATGGTGCTCCAACTATAACTTTATTTGTAACCTGTGGTGTTGGTAATGGTTGTCCACTAACATCAAAATTAGTTATCATACCTAATTTAGTTGTTGAGGATTGGAAATAGGGGTCAATATTAAAATCCAAATTTTGATATCCTTTATGAAAGAAAGGTCCAAATGTATACCAATTATTATTTTCAGAACCAAAAATGTTTGGGGATGACTCTAATTTCCATTGATAATGAGGGACATCTTGAGTTTTTGGATATCCGTAATAATCTTGTATTAATGGAGTTTCGCTATATGTTTCAAATCCAGGTGTAAATCTTCTTCTATATTTATATTCATTAGTTGGTGATTCAAATAAAATACCAAACACAGGTCTTGGTGGGAATTGGTTATCATTACCAAAATAGATTGAATTGGGATTAGGGTAATTTTCAAAAATAAACGGATTAATTTTCCATTCAGAGTTTATCGATAATGCTTGTGCAAAGTCACCATCTATTCTATCGGCCTTTCTATTACTATTAAAGAATTGTATAATACCTTTACCTTCTGTACTACCTCCACTTGTTGTAAGTGGTAGGATAGCCTGTCTAAACGTATCATTTAATAATCTCGATAAGAATCCTATTTGAATTAGATCTGACGTATCTTGGTATGAGGTTGATTTAACTTGATCAGCCATGTAACCATTAAAATTAGAATTATTACATATCTCAGTAATGAATTGGTCTCTAGGACCTAAATCTGCAATCGTTGTTGGAAATTGGATTTGTTTTTCATTATACCCTAAACCAGGATAACCATTTATTATAGATGATGGCCATAACGGATTAACCGAAGGTTTGGTTTTCCCAATAAATTCTTGAGTACTGTCTTTCCATGGTGAAGATCTATAATAAAAACCATTACTTAACTCATTAAAAACAATAACGTCATCACAATAATTATATGTTGGAGTATTAGGGTCTAATATTGTATATGTTGCGGTCTTGTTAAATGAGAACATATATAACACACCATTTATCCAATTGTTTTGGAACACTTGAGCAAATACACCACGACAAGCCGCAAACGTAATTGTAAACCTTGTCTTCCATTCTAAGAATAATTTCACATCCTCATCATATTCTGAAATGTATTTTTTATTTAATAAACAATAACACCCTTTTTTAACTCTACCCTCAGGTACAATACATTGGTCAGGAGGTATTACCGTTACGTTATTACCTGAACCTTGATAACATTGTAATGAAACCATATCGTCACAAGTTAATGTAGAGGCAATTGACGCTATTCCATCAGGTAAATCAAATTGATTACCTGACGCTAAATCAGACGCAACTCCAGTACCTGATGATGAAGAACTACCATCGGCAGTGTAGAATGTAAAATTATTATTTTGATGTAACGCATAACCCGTTTTTGTTCCGTTAGGTAAATCTTCAGTTTTTGTAGATGTTGGTAATCGGTCACTTCTCATAACCATTTTAGTTTTATTGTTAAAATTAACACCAGGTAACCCATATCGATAATAAACAGGTGAGTATAACGCATTTAATTGACCTGATGGTACATTACCAATTTGCCCTTTAGCGGCATCACCACTATTGGGTGTGTTTGCATTATATCCATCACCATTACAGGTAAGGTATGACCCATTAGTTCGTGAACCTAAGAACGTACCACCACCAATGTAGTCTGAGGTTGCTCTTGGTAATGTATAATTACTAACAGATAATATTGTTCTTTGCCCTCCTGTAGTTAAAAAATTTAATCCTTGCCAAAGACCAATAGGTGTGTAATTAGCAACACTAAGGTCATCCGTTGAAAGATAATAATAAGGATAATTTGACGTAAATGCCGTGTAGTTAGGGTTAGCCCCAACTGCAGGCCCTATATTAAAATTATATGAAGGGAAATAGAGATTAGTCGCACTATTTGTTGTGGTATTATGACTAGCAGGTTTTAATCCTGTTGGTTGTATTGGTACATTTAAATAGTAATCACCTTCAGGTGTTATAACGTCACCAAATGATTTACCAAATATTCTTGATAAATCATATTTAATTTTTTGTGGTGCGGTATGTACATCAACACCTCTAGTTAATATTATAATTTCAAAATTCTCATAATTTGTCATTTGGGTAAATGCTTCTCCCGCATTGTAAGTACTGTAATTACCTTGACAACAATATAAAAATTTTATAGTATGTCTTAAGAACGATGATGTGGGTAATGTCCCTGACGCACTCCCACTTAAAGCAAAGAAATCAGATGCCGTCATACCTGTTATCATCTGAAAATATTCAACATCAGTTGGGTACTGTAAATAACTAGTTTCACTATTCGGTGTTGATGCGGTAACATTTGTAATGATTGGTTGATTAATAATGATACTTACAGGGATAGGTGTCGTACTGTTAATGTTTGAAGAATCCGCATAATTAACAATTATTGATGTTGTTCCCGTTATTGTGGTACCCGTAATTGCGTTACCACCAAATTCATTTAAAGTACCACCCGTTATGTTAACATACCCATTAGATTTTAATGGATCATTAAAACTAATTGGTTTTCCAACTTGCATTTGATCTTTTGTACCAGGATTAGCCAAAAGAACAACAATTTGATCCTCAAAATTAGGATTACCTAAAGATTGATTAACATAAGTTTTAATTCTATTTGGGGCATTTGTCCCAAAATATTTATCTCTCGTATTAAATTCATTTAATTTTTGAGGAAAAGTTTCTTTAGTTGGGAAAGCCCAACTTCTTGGGTCATTACCTAAATTATCCCAAGCCGCCAATAAAAATGGTTGTGGAGCGTGATATAAAAGAGATTCATTAGTAAATATTGTTGTTTTACCTACATCACTAGGATTAATAGATGACGATAATATATCATAACCTGAGAACATTCTTTGATAGTCAATTATTCCTCTTGCCGCAACTTCAGGCGTTATATCTTGTTGCATTGCCGCAGTTATTAATGATGGGTAATCACAATTAGGACATGAATCTGTAGTGCCGTCAAGACAAGGACCATTCCAAAACGGACCCCTATTACGTTGCATTTGATCCTCAATGGGATTATTTTGATTATTAGGATGAATAACATTATATGATGCAGGGATATTAACAGGTGCCAAAAATCCGTTTGCCTGACCAAGGTCAATCTGAACACTATCTGACTGTTGTTCATCAATTGAGTCCTTAACTGAGTTTGCATCAATGTCATCTTCCAAAGTCGCAGGTCCACAATCACAATCACAACTTGTACACTCAGGGTAAGATATCATAGGTAACCCTATCCTTGGGAAGTTTTTTATCTTAAGTAGGAATTTTATTGTGAACGCAATGAACGCAATTGATAATGCCAATCTAAATATAAATGATAACGCTTGTGCCGCAATTCTTAATATCAAACCAAAATTAATTACAGGCCCACCTAATGGTGCAAATGCAAATACCTCGATTAACGAGTTTATCCAGTCGATCATATCCCTTATCGCATCATATGCAAAATATATCCCTAAAACGATTAATAAGTACTTTAAAACGGGCCATGCCCATGCAATAAAGTGAGCAACAAATAATAACACCAATAAAGGAAATGTTAAAACATTTATTAGTATATTGAATATGAAAAATATGAAATCAAAATTTCTAACTATGTCATTAGATGGGAATGTATTAACCGTTGATTTACAAGTTCTGTTATCAATTTCCTTTATACCTAAGTGTCTTGCCCTTGAAACCCCATTTTTGTATCTGTCAAGAAACATTGCGGTCGTATAAACTTTATTATAGTTCATTTCATAGAACGTGTCTTCACAGTTAATTGCCGATATTGGGTCAACATAATCGTCCCAATCTAAACTAAAAGTATATGACCTCAATAAATCAAAATAATTCTGAGGATAAAAAGTAAAATTAACTTCTTGTTGTTGTGTATCATCTATTGGTTCTGAAACCGCTAAAATAATATCTCCAGCATTAACGGGTATAACTGTAATATCACCATAATAAGGTTGTGGTCCACTACCACTATCAATATAAATTGTAAAGTTTTTACTATTAATTGAATCATCAAATAAAAGTCCTCCATCAGTTGCCGCAATTGTTGATCCCGTATATTGTGGAGGATTAATAGGGAATGTCGATGGCATTATAATAGAAAATGGTGTTGTCGAATTTGGATCAAATGGATCCGTACTACTTGACACCCAACCATGTTCTTTAATATTTGGTACTAAAAAATTTGCTCGTTGGAACTCATTCTGTAACCCACCTTCGTTACTCCATTTAAATTTAAACCTATATCTTCCTTTTGTTGGTATTCCTTTTGTTGGATCGTTAGAAATTACTTGTTCTCCAAATTCATTTGTAATGATGTAATCCAAGTTCATTGGTACATTTGCCAAAAATGAACCATCCCCATCTATAATCTTACCGTCTTGTTCAAACTTATGTTCTTCAAGAACAGGTAAATTATTTTTATCAGGATATATTGTTTGTCTAATAGATAATATTTGACCCGGACCTGAGATTAACTCACATAAGTTACCTGTATTATTTTTTGGTTTACAGTTTGTCTTAAGCGCATCATCGTTAGTTGTCGAAATAAGAGACCCCATGAAAATAGCATTAGGTCTAATAGTTACGTTTGCTTCATTGGTTAAATCAAAATCAACTCTCGTAATACCTATTTGACAAATGTCTTCTTGACCCCAAAGAGGTGATATATCAACATTTTTATTTAATGTTTTAATTTGTGGTAATTCACTTAAATTTGATGACTTCTTAAATGTGGACCCATTAACTTGTGTTTCAGTTGCCTGACCCGCATTAATTAAGTCCTGTGGAGTTAATGAGAAACATCCAATATCTGATAAATCAACATCCATAAAAACAGTTTGAGTTCCTGTTGGAACTCCAAATATCATATAATCACCACTATCATTTGTTTTAACAGTGTATTTGTAATATTTGTCGTAAACTTCAATATAAGTTTGGTCTAATAGAACTTCTTCCCTATTTGGGAACGTCCCTGTTGCCGCATGGACACTATATGACGGATCATGAGGTAATAGGTTATATCTATAACCACCATCATTATTGTCAGATAAAGTTTTATATGGGTATAATTCAGATATTGTTGGGTCTAACTCATCTTCTGAAGTTAATGGTATGAATATAGAAACTTTAGCGTTTGGTAACCCAAAACCACCGTTTACTATGACTCTACCAACTATAACTCCATAGTCTGAACATACCTTTGTATAAAGATCTGATTGATTAATTTTTAAAGATAGGATTTCTAAAGAATCAAAATCTTGGTCTAACTTTACGTTGATGTATTTGTCGACACCTACTTGGGTCCTTATTCTATATGATTTTGGCATTAAAGTCTTTTTTGATAAATAGTTTATTTCCTATTTTCAAAAAATAGTTCTTATTAAAAAAAAATAAATTATCAGGAGAAATTAACTGTACTTAAATTGATAACTCTAACGTTTATATCTTTGTTAGGGAATCTAATTTGATAGATTTGTGTTGGTTCTGCAAAAATTGTGTCCGCAATTAACTGTATTTGTCTTGTTGCGGGGTTCAAATATTTCTGAGATGTTTGATTTGAGGAATATTGACCCCCAACCTTATTAAAGAATTCCATATCAGAAATACTAACCACACCATTTTCCGCTTGGATCAATCTTCTTAATTCAGATACAACAACATTTTGACCTAATTGTCTTGTTGTTGGACTAAAGTATGTTGTAATGATGTCAATAATTTTAGATACAATAGCACCTTGGTTTTGACTAGCGTCCAACACAACATCCACATTAACCGCCAAGTCAATAGGGTTCGCACTTTCGATTGAGATGTAGTCATTAATCATTCTGTAGTTTGATAGGTAACTTGCAACATTACTTTTTAAAGTATTTGATATTGTATCGGTTAAATTACCACTTGTGTCGTAAGATAACATTTTTATTTTTATCATGTTATTTTCCTCAGTAATTGCAACCTTTGCCGGGGCACCAAACTGAGAAGGCATTGTTCTAATAATTGATTCGTAGTCATTTATTGTAACCGCTCTATTTTGAGCAGAGAAGTTATATGAGACCATATTTCTTACTTCTTCGAGTGTTGGTGCGTTTGCCCCTCCAATCGCTGCCGTAACGTTATTACATTTCAATGTATTAATAACAGATCTGTTAACACTTTCTGAAGGACCATTAACAAAGAATGATACCGTACCAATTTGGTTAATTACATTAATACCTAAGTTAGTCGCTTGTCCTCCACCAACTCTGTATTGTATAAACAATGTTGAGTTTGATTTAAGAGCCGCGCCTAAGGCTAAATTGTTAGAATATTTGTTTAAGTCAAATCCTTTACCTGATCTTGCAAAGTCCCTAAGTTGTTCTTCCGCAGAAACATTACCACCACCAAATGTCATTTTTAAATAACCTTCAGGTGTGTATTCTGACGTAAACTTAGTGTTAGTTAAAATATATTTACCAACCTTAATACCAGGTTGATCAGAAACTTTAGTTGGGTCTTCGATGAATACTCTGTCTTCAGCAAGTGCTTTAACTTCATACCATCTATTTTCTAAACCTAAAAATTCTTGTGGGTTTGGAATTGTATTATAT